AAGGTAAGTTGCATACATAGCAGTAGCATAGTAATTGGTAAGTCGTTCACTAGGCTTACGTTCTGGTTCGATATTAACGCCACGCTTAGTAAGTAGCTTAATAGCTGGGCGACCATCAGAAGCATTAGTTACAACGAGATATGCTTCGTTAGCGTCAAGCTTACGTGAACGCATAATTTGAACACCTAGAATTTCACCGTAAACACCAGATGAAATAGGATTTTGAAGCATGGTAGCTCCAGTAAATTCTTTAGCAGCACTAATTCGCAATTGTCCTGCTGCCTTTGGTGAACAGATCAATACAATCGTTGCACTATCATCTTCAAAGTTAAATGTGTCAAGTGCTGTTTGTAAGCCATCAACAGTTGGTTCGACACTCACTGATTGAGTAGCACCCTTTAAGCATTCAAGGACATCGTTATCTTGCTTGTTACCCATTGCAGTACCTAATTGCTTAGATAATTCACCTTCGGGGTCGCCGTAACCAATAGCTTTGGCTTGGTCAGTAATAGAACCACCCTTACCAACTTCCTTGATGGTTGCTGCACGTTGTCCGTAGGTGAGCTTTGAAGTTTCAATAGCTTCGCCTTCCTTGATATCTTCTGCGTCACCAATGTAATTCCATGCTGGGAATTGAATAGTTGACCCCGGTACGCCTTGCAACGTGTTATCAACTTGCGCTAATGGTGTAAATTTTTGCGCAGCTGTTAACTGTGCTGACACCATAGGAGCAAGAACTTCGGGGTCTAATACATCTTCACTGTATGTTACTTCATTTGCCATATTTGATTACCTCCTAATATGATTCTTGTACTAATTTGTCGTATACCTGTGGATTCTTAGTCTTCAAATCTACTCGTTCTGCATATGACATGTTCTTAAATTCATCAAGTGTTGGAACTTCAATCTTGGTTCCATTAATTTGTGGTGTATCGCCCTTGAGCAACTCATCACGTACGCTTTGGCGAATACGCTCTACTGCCTTTAAGAAAGCTTCACCATTTGCTTTAGTGGTTTCTGCTTTCTCGGTAACAATAAGGTCGATGTCTTCATCAGTCGGATTTTTATAACCGCCATCAATCAATTGTTGGCGAGCGGTATCTCGCATTTCATAACGAGCTAATTTTGATTCTGCCTCAGTAGCTCGTTGCTTAGCCTTGTCAAGGTCATAATCTTTCTGTTGCTCCTTGTTGAGCTTAGCGTACTTAGTAGCTTCTTTTTTAGCGTCAGTGATAGCTTGTTCTTTATCAGCAGTTGCCTTTTGGATCATTTCATCAACTTCCGCTTGGGTAAACGTCTTTTCAGTTCCTTCTTCGGGTGCAGGATCATTACCTGTTACTTCTGTATCAGTTGGTCCACTTTCAGAACCAGTAGCAGGTTCTCCACCTTCTGCAAAGAACTGTAAATTCATAGGTAATTTATCTTCCATGTTTTAGCCTCTTTTTTGTAGACTTAGCGTTGTTCTTTAACGTCCGCAAGCTAAAAAGGACAATAATCTAATTAATAAAAAAGAGAACCCTTGATTTAACAGTGTTCTCTCAACTTTTTATTTAATTTAGAAAATAAACGCTTGTACCAAGGCTTGCGCTTGAATTTATACATCTTTCGATGAATTCGTTTATGTGTGTCAAGGTAGTAGCTTTCAGCACAAAACGTAATAGTCACTTCAACGAAACCGTTCTTGTCTACCGCCTTTGTGGTTGTAGTACCATCATCGTTTAACGCAACGTAAGGCACTTCATAGCCATTGATGAATAAGGCGTCTCCATACTCTCTTACCTTTGGTAGCTTTAACCGTTCCATTGTCATTAACCCTTTAATGAATCAGCCAATACCTTTGCAAACAACTTCATAAGGTTACCAAGTTCAACCTCGTCATCATCTTGTAGCGATAAATCAAAGTCGGCTAATCCCTCTGCGTCCTTTTGAAGATCAATAGTAAGGTGGCTTACTCCGCCTTTGACAGCAACATCAAGCTTTACGCCTAAAAGTTCATCTGGTTTCACTTCAGATAAAACTTCCTTAGTTCCTTCAAGCATAGATTCCTTATTCACTGGCGATTTTATGTTATTTAAGTTCTTCAATAAATCGTTCATATCCATTAAATCGTTCATATCCATTTTTATTACCTCCACAATAAAAAGCCTCTAGAATCGTTTCTAAGAGCTTTTAACTTAAATACATATAATTATTCATTTTTATCTTTAGAGTTCCTAGAAGCACCTACTGTGGCTTTATAGGAGTTATTCTTACTATCTACCCAGTAAGCACTAATACTGCAACGACAATTTGGATGACGGGGAACAATTGGTACATCGTCAACTTCATAGATACCTCGACCGTTCCCATCTGGATCGTTGTTGACAATCTCCAAACAAACCTTACAAGCACTTGGTTCAGCATGCCACTTGCAATACTTGTAATCATATTGAATAAGCGAATCAAGTTGTGCCCTAAACTGTACACGTGCTGATTCCGTGCGAGCTAACCTCTCTGTTACATAACGATAGTTAGTTATAGTTTTAGCAACGTTAGCTTTTAGTTTAGTAGCCATTTCTCTGGGGTTCTGCCCTTGAATGATACCAGTAGATATAACTTGGTCAAGTTGAGCCTTTAATGCTGCTTGATTAGCCCACAAACGTTGACTAAAGTTAGCTGATTCAGTTTGTCCCATGATTACCTTAGCCACCTTGCTATCAGTCCACATGGACGGCTTAGCAGTAACTCCCATAATACCTGCCTGTCGCTTAACCTCATCAATATAATCTTGGCTAAGTTTGTCATGTAAAGCTTTATCTACATCAATACCACTTTGGACCATTTCTAAGCCAATTTGAGACTTCAACATCTCTAATCGGTTAATCCTCATGGTGGCGTTATAAACTCTCATCTGGTCGTTAACAGCCTTACTAAAATCAGCATACGTTACTCGCTTACCTGCTTTACGCATTTGGTTAGCCTGCTCAACAATCTTCTTCGCTTTATCTTGAAAATGTTGAACATCGGTAGCTTCAACCACCTCTTGGTTTAAGAAGTGACCCTTCTTCATGTTAAGTAACTCATGTTCAAGCTCACTATTTATGTTATTAATTGCCTGCTGGTAATACTTCGCTAAGTGTTGGTTAAACTGCTCATCATTGGCTAGGTTTCGACTTATCCACGCCTGTTCCGCTTGTTCTCGAGCCTTCCAGTAGTCCTCGTTCTTGCGGTTGTTGGGTATCTTCGTCATTGTTACCATCCTTTAGAATATCAGTTGCGCTTGCTTGGTTCTTAACAGCACGTTTAACTTGTTCTTCCTGTTCATCAGCGATACGGTCTAATTCCTTTTTTGGATCATCGACAATATCAAGCGTGCTAAGCACAGTTCGATCGGATACAATACCTTTCAAATCTCTAGCTGTTTGAGCTTGGTTAGAAAGATCAACAGGAATATTACGGTTAAACTTAAAGCGTAAGTCTTTGAGTACTTGTTCCTTATCAATTGTTCCGATAACCTTACCCATACCAATAATAGTACCTAGCAGGTTACGCAATGAAATACGGAACTTCCGCTCTTCAACTGATGCTTGGTTCTGCATTGCTAACAGCTTGTACTTAATAGCAACACCCGAAGCGTTACCGCTGAATGCTTCATCATTAAGGTTAGTAACCATAGCAGTTTGGAAGATGTCGTCTTTCAGTCGGTTCAACATATTCTCTTGCATAGTGTCGCCATCTGGCTTGCTGATAAAGTCAACGTCACCATTAGCAGCCATCGGGTCCGGTGAATAAAGAATTCTATCCTCATTCAGATTAAAGATAGGGTTTCCGTTATCGTCTTTGGGCAATGGAATGCCAATGATCTTTAGATAAGCTTCATCAAAATAAGCAACTTGATTAGCCTTTTGGCTGAATGCTTGGTCGTACTCATCAACTAGCGTTCGAATCTTGCCGACAATACTCAACCGTTCGCTGTTGCTTTCAAACTCCACAGCAGGAACTTCACCGAATAGGCTAGCTTTTTCGTCTGTGAATTGCTTTTCCGAGAACTCCTTAATCTTGTTAGCAGTGTATATCTCACCATTCAATTGGTTATTGAAATACCCATATCGTACAAAGGCGATTGGCTTCTGATTAATTGAAGTATCGTAAATCATGAACCCTGATGATGGGTCAATAACAGCTACTTCTGTATTTGAATTTTCATTTTGATAAGCAAGCATATATGAACGACCATACACTGCAACCTGCTTAGCAACTTCTGTAAGCTTGTCCTGAAAACTATTGAAGTTTAGCCAATCCTGTAGTTTCTTGTTGTTTGTGTCGCTCTCTAAACTAATCTTTGGC